TTACCAGCCCATCGCCACTACGTCAGCAGCACGGTCAGGATAGTCAGCAAGGTACTGCTCCTTGTCTTCTTGTGTGTACTCTTTAGTTGTTTCATCAGCAAACGTGACGATTAGCTTTTGCTCTGCAAAGTTAAGTGTGTATGCTTCGACCATTTAGATCACCTGATATGTAAATGAAAAAGTGTAAATAACAGAAGGTAAGCCTCAGAAGCAGGCAATTGCTATTGCTTTATCGGAAGCAGGACGTGAGAAGCCTCAGCGTGGTGAGCGTACCAAGAAGAATAAAGAGAAGAAGAAAGCAAAATGACACGCCCTGTATCGGTAGGTGTTAACCTTACAGCAGCTACGGCTACAACGATCTACACAGTTCCTGTTGGCTATTTCGCTAAGTGGACACTGATGTATCTCTTTAATAACACAGGATCTACCAAGAGCATTTCTGTGTATTGGAGGGATTCTAGTGCTTCCGCTAACATCTATGTGCATGATGGTACTGTTGCCTCTAAAGCCTTTGTTCGCATGGATGGAGGAGCTTATGTGGTCATGGAAGAAGGAGATACCATAGTGATGCAGGATGAAGCAGGTAGTTCATTCAGTACTATTTGCACCTTTGAATTGTTTAAGAAAGAAGGAATCTAATTATGGCATTGCCAACTTACCTAGATCTCGTTAATGATATTCTGATTCGTATGCGCGAACCAGAAGTGACTACTGTACAGGAGAACATTCTCTCTAAGCTCGTTGGTAAGTTGGTTAATGATGCCAAGCGACAAGTAGAGGATTCTTACTCGTGGAATGCCTTAACTGATACTTTGATCATTGAGACACAAGCTGAAACTTACGGCTATGTGCTCACAGGTTCGGGTACTCGCTTTAAAGTCATTGACGCTCAAGACGTAACAAATAAGGCTACATTGCAGGCGCTGTCTACCAAGAAGATGTCTCAGTACTTACTGGAAGACTCCCGTGCAGCTAAACCAATGTATTATAACTTCAACGGTGTTCACAGCACTGGCGACACCAAGGTAGACTTCTACCCTGTCCCTGATGCCAACTTAACACTGTACTTTAACTTGTACATCCCACAGCCTGAACTGACCTTGGACACAGATACACTGCTTTCCCCTAAAGAGCCTGTCGTATTAGGTGCGTTTGCTCGTGCCTTGGTTGAACGAGGTGAAGATGGTGGCTTGAACAGCTCAGAAGCCTATGGCTTATATAAGTCTTCCTTGGCTGATGCCATCGCTATCGAAAGTTCTCGCTATGTAGAGGAAGATGCTTGGGAGGCTGTGTAAGCTATGTCTCAACAGATTCAAACATTCTCCATAACAGCTCCCGGCTTTTACGGGTTAAATACTCAGGATTCTTCGCTGGACTTAGCCTCTGGGTTTGCTCTTACAGCTATCAACTGTATTATTGACCAGTACGGACGTATAGGTTCACGTAAAGGCTGGGCAGCTCAACACTCAACTAATGCTGATCTTGGCTCCGCTACTGTAAAAGCTATTGGTCAGTTAGTTGTTGATGATGGCTCAGAATACACCATTGCAGCAGGTAACAATAAACTGTTTAAGCTCGTAGGCACTACACTCACTCAACTGACATATGGCGGTGGCGGTACAGCTCCTACGATCACAGACAGTAACTGGCAGATGGCTTCTCTGAATGAGTGCTTATATTTGTTCCAGTTAGGCCATGATCCTTTGGTGTTCGACCCTGCTGTAAGTACTACTACTTATCGCAGAATCTCAGAGAAGACAGGCTACACAGGTACGGTTCCTTCAGCTAACATTGTATTATCTGCTTATGGTCGGTTATGGGTAGCTGAAACAACAACTGAGAAGACTGTGATCTACTGGTCTGACATCCTTTCAGGTCATAAGTGGACAGCAGGCTCTACAGGCTCTATCGATGTATCTTCTGTGTGGCCTAACGGTGCAGATAACATCACAGGCTTAGCTTCTCACAATGGATTCTTATTCATCTTCGGTAAGAACAATATCTTGGTGTACTCAGGTGCTCAGGATGTGCTTTCGGCAGGAGTGTTCAAGATCGCTGACTCACTGACAGGTATTGGCTGTATCGCAAGAGACACCATTCAGAACACTGGCTCAGATATTATCTTCTTGTCGGATACAGGTGTACGCAGTGTCCTCAGGACCATCCAAGAGAAGTCAGCACCTTTCCGTGACTTGTCTAAGAATGTACGTAATGACCTGATGAGTGCTGTTGCGGGTGAGGTAGCTAGTTCACTTAAATCTGCCTACAGTCCTTTCGAGTCCTTTTACTTACTGACTTTCCCTTCACTTAAAACAGTGTACTGCTTTGACATGAAAGCTGCATTGCAGGATGGGTCTAGTCGGGTAACTACTTGGGACAGTATGGAGCCAAAGAGCTTTTGCTATCTGCGAGACAAGAGTTTATTGATAGGTAAAGAAGGTTACATAGGCAAGTATACAGGACATCAGGATAATGGCGTGAAGTACCGAATGGTTTACTTTACCAACCACACTGATTTTGGTGCTCCCTCAGCAACCTCTGTTTTGAAGAAGTTATCCGTTGTTGTCATTGGTGGTAGTAACCAGACTGTGACACTTAAGTGGGGCTACGACTTCAAGGAAAATTATTTATCACAAAATACTAAAATTCCTATTCAAGGGGTTGCAGAATTCGGTATTTCAGAGTATAATACTAGTGGGGTAGAATACTCAGATGGTATCTTGTTGCAAACTCTTAGTGCTTACCCCACAGGCGCAGGAAAGGTCATTCAAACAGGCTATGAAGCTGATGTTGATGGTTCTGCTTTGAGTATTCAAAAGATCGAGATTCACGCTAAGAACGGAAAGATTATCTAATATGAGTAATTACACAAAATCTACTAACTTTGCCAGTAAGGACTCTTTGTCCTCTGGTAACCCTTTAAAGATTGTTAAGGGTACGGAGATTGATACTGAGCTGAATAACATTGCCACGGCGGTAGCAACTAAAGCAGATTTGAATGGTCCTACCTTTATTGGTACTCCAACAGCGCCTACAGCTTCGTCGGGTACTAATACAACTCAACTGGCTACTACTGCTTTTGTGACAGCGGCTTTTCAGGCGATGTATCCTGTTGGTTCTATCTATGTCAACGCTGGTGTGTCCACTAACCCTGCAACTTTGTTAGGTTTTGGTACTTGGACAGCTTTTGGTGCAGGTCGAGTGATGGTGGGCTTGAATGCCAGCGATTCACTGTTTGATACATTGGAAGAGACTGGTGGTAGTAAAGATGCTACTGTTGTTAGCCATACGCACACAGGAACGACAAGTACTGTGGCAAACCACAAGCATGAAAGTGGCACAGGCGTTGATAGTTTTGGGACAGCTTTTGGATTAGGTACTACCACAACAAGTTATCGTATGGAAGTTGCTTTGGATTCAGAGACTACTCCATATACGTCTGATGCTGGTACTCACAACCATACGTTCACTACTGCCTCCGCAGGTTCCTCAGGCACTAACGCCAACCTTCAGCCATACATCGCAGTGGCTATGTGGAAACGTACTGCATGATCCAGCACCACTTTAGTGATGGCTTATATGCCAAGCAAATGAGTCTCACTAAAGGCTCCATTGCTTGTCAACACAAGCATAACTATGATCACCTGAGCATCTTAGCTCAAGGTAAAGTCAGAGTTCTGTTTGATAACGATGTAGTAGAGACATACACAGCCCCTGCTTGCATAAATATTGTTAAAGATGTTAACCATACAATCTTAGCTTTAGAGGATTCAGTATGGTTCTGTATTCATCACACCGAGGAGAATGATGTGGATAAGGTAGATCAAGTTTTAATTAAGAAAGTGGAGGCTTAATATGCCATGGATTGCCGCAGGTGCAAGTTTGTTAGGTTCTGCTTTAGAGGCAGACGCATCCAGCAACGCTTCTCGAGGTAACGTAGAAGCTGCTAAGATTTATGCCGATGCTCAAAGGTTTCGTCCCGTTGGTGTGACGACTAGGTATGGGTCTTCTAACTTTAAGTACGACGACAAAGGGAATGTCGTTAGTGCAGGCTATGATGTAGCTCCTGATGTTGCAGCTATGCGTGATCGCTTATTGAAGCAGGCAGGCAGCGGAGGCTTTAAAACTGCTGAAGAAGCTCAATTAGCACAACAGTCTCTGTTTAATTTAGGTAATCAATACCTAGCTCAATCGCCAGAAGCTGCTGCTCAACAGTGGTTGCAATCTCAGCAAACACTTTTACAGCCGGGTCGTGATAGAGCAGCATCAGGGTTAACTCAGAATCTGTTTAACACAGGCCGAGGTGGTGTTGCTGTCTCTCAAGGTGGTACGATGGGTGCTGCTAACCCTGAACTGCAAGCTTTGTTGAATGCTCAAGCACTTCAGGACGCAGAGTTGGCTACCCGTGCTCAGGAGCAAGGGCGTGCTCAGACTCAGTTTGGTGCTGGTCTGTTTAATACAGGTATTGATATTGCATCTGCTGGCTACAATCCGTTGAAGACTCAGTTTGGCTTATCTCAGACAATGGATGAATCAGGTCAAAGAGCATTGGACTTAGGTATTAACATTGGTGGTCGCCAGACTTCTGCTAATAGTAACGCTGCAAACACTATTTATCAAGCACAGCAGAACTACAATAATACTACCGGAGTTAGCCCTGTTGGTCAATTCCTACAAGGAGCCGCAGCTAATCCACAATTTGCTCAAGGCGTAAGAAACTGGTGGAATTCTCCTTCACCAAGTGGATATGGTCAATCAGGTACAGCCGCAACCACTTCGATGGTGTGGGATGGTACTGGTTACGTCCCGGTTATCTAAAGGAACAAAAATGGCTGAAGTAATAAATAGTTTATTCGGGATGACTCCAGAATCTTTGATGGCTCAACGTGAAGCTGCACTGGCTCAAGAAGCTACTCGATACGCACAGTTGACACCGATGCAGGCTGCTCGTGCAGGCTTTTACACAGCAGGTAATCGTGTTGGTGGCGCTGTAGGTGGTTTGCTTGGTGCTCAAGATCCTGAGATGGCTAAGGCTGCTTCCTTGCAAAACATCCTGAGACAAGCTGATACTACAACTCCTGAAGGTTTGGCTGCACTGGCTCAGACACTTGGTAGTCAGGGATTTAGTCAGCAGGCTATACAAGTAATGAACCAAGCCCGTCAAGCTCAGTTACAGAGTGCTCAGGTTGGTAAAGTTCAGGCAGAGGAAGCTAAGTTAACTCAAGCTACACAGCGAGAAGAACAGTTACGGACAGCCTTGGCTGGATTACCTGCTGATGCAGCAGACAAAGATATTGAAGCTGTTGTCCGTCAATATGGCAACCCTGATCGTATCTTCTCTACTTTAGAGAAACGCCAAACTGCTGAAGCTGCTCGAATTGCTAAGGCCGAATTGGAGCGTGAGAAAGCAGTAGAGAAAGCTGCTATGCAACAACGTGATCAAGAGTTCAAGCAACAGATGATGGCATTAACTGCCGCTTCGCGTAATGCTACTACCGATCTTCAGCGTCAAATGACTCAGCTTAAGATTGACGAGCTAAAAACTAAACGAGATGACAAAGCTGAAGCTAAGTTGATCAAAGAAGAAGGTGCTGTATCTCACGCCAACAAGGTAATTACTGATGTGCTGGATGCTAAAAACTTAGTCACAGGCATGACAACAGGTATTATCGGCAAGGGACAGTCCTTTATTCCCGGTACAGATGCCTTTACCTTGAAAGAACGTATCTCGACCATCAAAGCTAACTTAGGTTTTGATCGTCTTCAGCAGATGCGTGATGCCAGTCCTACAGGCGGTGCATTGGGTCAGGTGGCTGTGCAGGAATTGCAAGCTTTGCAATCTTCTGTGGCCTCTCTGGATGTTGGTCTGCCTAAAGCCGAACTGGATAAGAACTTAGGTAAGATTCAAGATCACTATGCAAAGTGGCTTAAAGCACTAGGCCGTGAGGTTCCTCCTGAATTGACTCAACCCGCAGCACAGCCAACAGGCACTTGGTCTATCAAACCTAAACAATAAGGATACAGATGGCTACTTTCACTGTAACAGCACCTGATGGTAAAGAGTACGAAATTACTGCACCAGAAGGCGCTACACAAGAACAAGTGCTGGCGTATGCTCAGCAAAACTATAAATCATCTACTCCTCAACGCTCTACAGCACAAGAATTAGGGCGTCAGGTTGGCTTAACAGCTCGTGCGGGTATCACAGGTCTTACGGCAATCCCTGCAATGATGGCTGATCCAGTAGCTGCTGGTATTAATCAGATGATGGGACGTAAAGTCATGGAAATGCCTAGTCAAGGCGTTCAGTCTGTGCTGACTGCGGTTGGCTTACCTACTCCTGAAGGTGGAGTCGAGAGGGCGGTTCAAGCAGGCACAGCAGCAATGGCAGGCGTTCCTGCTCAGGCTGTCATGTCTGGTACTTCTGCTGCTTTAGCTCCTCTGCGACAAAACCTAGCTCAACAGACAGTTGCGGCAGGCGCTGGTGGTACTGCTGCTCAGAAAGCTCAAGAAGTAGTGCAGGAAGCTACTGAAAATCCTCTGGCATCGGTTATTGCTGGTTTGGCCGCAGGAACCGTTGCAGGATCTTTGGCTGCTAAAGGAACCACGGCAGCCTCTAAGCGTGAACCTTTGGTGACGCTTCCTGAGATTAAACGCAGAGCGCAGCAATCTTATTCCACAATGGAAGAGCAGGGCATCACGATTAAGCCTAAGAGTGTCTTGGATAACTTTGATAGTATTGAACAGAAACTTGTTGCTCAGAACTTTAACCCTAAACTGGATGACCATAAGCCAGTGGCTCAGGTGTTAGAGAAGGTTCGTGAAATGACAGGTACTGAACGTGTTCCTTTCACAAAGCTTGAGCAAATGCGCTCTGCCTTGAATGACTTAAAAGGTTCTAAAGAAGCAGCTACCCGTAAGTATGCTGGTCAGGCTGTATCTGAGTTAGATGCTTATATCGCCAACTTGAATAGCAAGGACATTATGGCAGGTAAAGGCAACTTAGCTCAGGCAGTTAAATCTGTGCAAGATGCTCGTAAAGACTGGCGTAATCTTTCTAGGGCAACCATGTTGGAAGATGCTTTGAATGTAGCTGAAGCCCGCGCCCTTGATCCTAAGGCATCCGAAGGTGAATTGATACGTAGGCAACTGATTAATCTGGCAAGCAATAAAGACAAGATGCGAGTGTTCTCTCAGCGTGAGCAGAATGCAATTAAAAGTGTTGCTAGTGGTCCTGTAGCCGATCCTTTGTTATCTTTGATGGCACGCTTTAACCCTGAGCGTAGCCAGTTGGTGACTGCTGGTACTGCTTTCACAGCAGGCACAAACCCTGCTCTTGCCTTAGCAGTCAGTGGTGGTGGTTTTGCTGCTGATAAACTTCAAAGTGCTTTACGTCAACGCGCCATGACTCGCCTAATGTCCGATATTGCTGGAGGAACTCTGCCAGAAATTCCACCTAACATGGCCTTCCGAGGCATGCTATCTGGCATTCAACCAATACCTCAGGAGTAATAAATGACATACGCATTCGGAACTAAAAGCGCAGACAAGCTCTCTCAAGTCCATCCAGACTTACAGAAGGTCTTCAACGAAGCTATTAAGGATAGTCCCTTTGACTTCTCCATCACTGAAGGCTTACGCACCAAGGAGCGTCAGAAGGCTCTCTTTGATGAGGGTAAGTCTCAGACGATGAACAGCAGGCATATCACAGGTAAGGCTGTGGACATTGCTGTGATCAAAGATGGTGAAGTTACTTGGGACTTTAAGTACTACCAGCTTGCTGCTGACCATATCAAGAAAGTAGCCAAAGAGCTAGAGATTGAGTTGGTTTGGGGAGGCGATTGGCAGTCCTTCAAAGATGGTCCTCACTTCGAGTTACATCGTAGTGTGTATCCTTGAGTGAGGGATTATGATCGATCCTTTCACAGCCCTAGCAGCGGTAACTACTGCTGTTAATCTGGTGAAAAAGACAATCAAGACTGTGGATGATGTTCGCAGTCTTGGTCCTGTCTTAGGTAAATACTTTGATGCCAAGGCTGATGCTGTTAAGGTGTTGGAAGAGGGTAGTAAGACTGGCTTTAAAGGCTCTAACATGGGCAAGGCAGTCGAGTTAGAGCTTGCTATTGAGAATGCTAGGCAGTTCGAGGAACAGGTTAAAGGATTATTCTTCCCTAACAACATGGATGTGTGGGAGAAGATCGTCAATAGGCGCAAGCAGATGGACGAGGAAGATAAAGCTAACCGTAGACGAGCTGCTGATGCCGCTAAACAGGCTGCTAAGAAGCGTAAGGAAGACAATGAACTATGGCTTGCCATTACCTTGTCCGCTATCCTTCTGGCATTACTTCTGTGGGGTGGTGTTGAGCTGCTTATGTATTGCAAGGCCGTACAATGTGGACATTGAAAGATAACATAAGATGATTAATGTATTACTTCCATTTGCGGGTAAGCTGCTAGATAAGTTCTTCCCTGACCCTGCTCAAAAGGCAGAGGCTCAGGTGAAGCTTATGGAGTTAGCTCAGAACGGTGAACTTGCTAAGCTTGCCAATGAGACTGAGGTTTATAAGATAGAGCAAGCTAATGTGACAGAACGGTGGAAGGATGACATGGGTTCTGACTCATGGTTATCTAAGAACATTCGTCCACTGTCCTTAGTCGCTATCTTTGTAGGGTATTTCTTGTTTGCTTTCATGTCTGCCTTTGGCTACAATGCCAACGAAGGATATGTGAATCTGTTAGGTCAATGGGGTATGCTCATTATGTCTGCCTACTTCGGAGGTAAGACACTAGAGAACATCATTGCCATGAAGTCTAATAAGAAAGAGTGATATGTCTGAAGAAGTATCACACAAAGAAATCTATGAGAGACTTTGCAAGGTAGAAGCTAAGGTAGACAAAGTATCTAGGGACACGGAAGGAATGGTATCAGCTTTCAGAGCTGCCTCCGGAGCCTTTACCGTCCTTGAGTGGATTGCTAAGATAGCTAAACCATTGCTGTGGATCGTTGCTACGGTGGCTGCTTTCGTGACCATCGCACATAACACAAAGCCGTAAACAAATAAGGCCCGTAGAGTTCACGCTCTACGGGCCTTTTTCATTTACTCTTCCAGTTCAACCTTCACCTTGCGAGGCTTAGGATTACTCAATCCATTGAGATATTTATAACGCTTACCCATCCTCTTAATGGCTTCATCAGCATCAAACCAGAACTCCTTACCATTCTTCAGCTCCTCCAGTTCCTTGTCTGTCAGGAATCCTTTGTAGGCTTGGTCAAGTAGCTTGTTGATTTGTCTTGTAGCGAAATCAGTCTGTCCTTTGACATTCGGCACAGTACCGATGGAACCATAATGAGCAGTATGAAGCATGAACTCAGCAGAGTCAGCGATATAACACTCAGGAGCCATACAAGCCAACATACTAGCTGCTGAGTACGCAGCACCGATAACTGTAACAGATACATCACCTCGACATCCTTTCATTGCTTCGATGATCTGCCAGATAGAGTCTGTACGTCCTCCTGAGCTATTCACCAGTAGATTAACTGAATCATTCTCGTTGCAGGTAGCTAGGCAATGGAGCACATCACGATAGTTACTTGGCTCCCTGATGTCATCATCGATGAACACCAAGTGAGTATTCATCTGTTGAGTGATGGTTCGGATAAGCCCCTTCTGCTCTGGGATCATCATCATTAGTTCTTCTATGTTCTCGTTAGCTTTAGCCATTATTCTCCATCCTCATATTTAACACGGGCAATAATATAGTTCTTAACTAACGAGCTACGAACAATATCCTCGATGTGGAACTCGATACGAACAAACTCTTTCATCTTTGAAGCAATGTCGAAGAACTTTAAGATACCACTTTTATCGTCCTTCTTCTTCAAGTCAGTCTGTCGGTAGTCGCCACAGAAGATGATCTTAGACTTGTCACCAACACGGGTAATGATGGTATCAAGTTCCTCGAAGGTCATGTTCTGAGTCTCATCGACAACAATGATACTGTTGGAGAAGGTAGTCCCTCGAATGAACGAGGTAGACACAAACTCAATGTGTCCCTGCTCCACCAAGCGATCCCAAGCATCCTTACGCTTGAACAGGTCACTACAGATCTGTCGATAGGGTTGAATGTACACCTCCATCTTCTCGTCTGCATCTCCCGGCAAGAATCCCATGTCACGACCTTGGACGCTACTACGGATTATAGTCACCTTGTTAAAGGGATTGTTACGATCCATAGCCTCTTCCAAGGCTTTGTACAAGGCAATGTATGTCTTGCCTGTACCTGCTACGCCATGCAATGCCATGAAGTAGTTACTAGCCTGATATGCCTCGAAGAAGTCCATTTGCTTCTCAGTCTTAGGCTTGATAACTGTCATGTCATCCAGCTTCAACTTCAAGCTGTTACTGATCTTTTCACGAGGAGTCAGCTCCTTAGCTGGAATAGCTCTTGCCATTGTCTGCTTACTTGCCATTATTACTTATCCTTATAAACTACATGAGGAACTTGGCGTACCGATGGGAATTGTTCCATGAACTCCTCCCGTGTAATGTCTTTACCGATGTGAACTTCCTCAAAGAACTGACCTTCACGAATGAAGCGTTCCTTGAGTTGTTTACATGCTGGACAGTTGTCTTTAGTGTAAACGACAGCCAGCATCAGATTTCACATCCACCAGCAGTGCAAGCCAGCGTCTGAGCACCTTCCACGTTGTCGGTATTCTCCATGAACTTCTCCCAATCAATTCCTTTCGGCATGCCTGTCATGAGTAAATCATACATATCCTCTGTAATATCCTCATAAGGGGCCTGTCGATATGTGCCCCCGTCCATAGGCAGGAAGCTAACACCGGTAATCTCATCAAAGTTCTTCCAGCACCATGCACCAACTTCAGGCCACTCATGCTCCAGCACCGAGATGGTAACAGAAGGCTTATGCTCACAGTAGTGACGCTGATACACCAACCACAGCTTCAAGTGCTGGATAGCACTCAAGTCCTCACGGAGCACAGCACCTTCAGCAACCTTTACAGGGAAGCTAAACACTGTTGTACTCTCTGGCTTCATCACACAAGGCTCTGAAGGGAACCCTTGAGACTTCAAGAACTCTGTAAGAGGGTCTTTGTTATCGGATCGAACACGGCGAATGTAATAAGCAGAATGTTGAGGATGAATGCCACTTGCAGTACTCGTAAGTTGAGACACCGTTCCTTCAGGTTTGATAGCTGTAATAGCAACAGAACGATTAATCCCGATTGCATCAGCATAAGCAGCGTTAGTATCAATAGTAACATTCTTCAAGTTCTCCAAGATCGTAGGCAGCTCAGGATTATCAGGGTTGTTCAACAAAGAGTTATCCATAATACCTGTCATGGACACACCCAACAAGCCCTACTCTCCAGTCT